GGTCACGCCGCGACCGGTTTTGTCAATTCAGCACAAGATAACCTGAGTTAGTCAAACCTTGCCCATAGTCGGAACCAAAGAGCTAGCCGACGCCGCCGGCGTGAGCCGTCAGCGCATTTGGCAATGGGAGCGCGACGACGGGATGCCTGGCAAGCTCAGCCGCGGCAAGTGGGACAGCGAGGTAGCGCTGCCCTGGATTGCCGAGCGCCGGCCCGACACGGTGCCCGACAGCCCCGAGCAGGCGCAGACCTTAAACGACCTACGCTGCCGGTTGACGGGGCTACAGGCGGACGCCCAGGAACTGCGCAACGGTATCCTTGCGGGCAACCTGCTGCTCCGTGACAGCGTTGAAAACGCCAACCGAGAGGAATACGCCGCCCTCATCTCCGAGGGCGACACGTGGGTATCTGAGGGGCGCACGGCCCACGATCAAGCGCTACGCCGGGAGCTGTGGAATGAAGTCCGAACCCGCCTGGTCGGCGCCGTCGAGCGTTTGGCCGCTACTTACGCGCGCGGCGAGGATGTTGCAGCCGCCCGCATACGCTACGCCGGACGAGTGGGCTGACAACTGCCGCGTGATGCCGCCGGGGTCTCCGTTCCCCGGACCCTGGAAGTCGAGCCGCACCCCGTATCTTCGAGCGCCGTCGCTGGCCGCTATCGACCCAGACACCGACATCATCGTGATGTTGCTCGCTAGTCAGATGGCGAAGACCGAATTCGGCCTCAACGTCCTCGGCCACATGTGGGACACGCATCCGGCGCCCTCGATGTGGGTCACGCCGACCGAGCGGCTGTCGCACAGCATGTCGAAAGACCGCATCAACGCGATGTTCGACTCGGTCGACGGCCTGTGGGACAAGACGCGCAAGCCCGTGCGGCCCGGTAGCCTGGAGCGCTACGTCGCCGGCGTGCGATTCGGCCTCGCCTGGGCCGGCAGTCCGACCGAGCTGGCGTCGCACCCGTGCAAGTACGTGGTCGTCGACGAGCGTAGCCGCATGGGTTCCGATGTCGGCGGCGAGGGCGACCCCGTGCGGGTCGTGATGGCGCGCACGAAGATGTACGCGGGCAGCAAGGTGCTGATTCTGAGCTCGCCGACTGCCGAGGGCGAGTGCCCGACCTACGAATGGTGGGCGCAGGGGACCAAGTATCGCTGGTGCTGGCGTTGTCCGGGCTGCGGCGAGTGGCTATTCCCGTGTCTCGAACTGGCGCGCTATCCGGAGGGTGCGGATTATAGTGAAATTAGGGCTAATTCGTGGATTGAGTGCCCAGATTGCCAGCATGCGGTCCGTGACGAGGATCGCGAGACGATTGAGGCCGACTACGTGCCATCCGTCATCGATGAGGGCGGGAATCTTCAGCTCGCGCCCGGCATCGAGCCGCTGAACAGCGTCAAGAGCTACTGGGCGACGGGCTTTGCGTCCCACATTACCGGTATCGGGCGAATCATGGAGGAATACGCTAGGGCGGCGCACACCGGCGAGCCTGGCGACCTGCAAGCGACGGTCAACACCTACTGTGGCGAGCTCTGGCGCTTCGCTGGGGACGGCGTGGCGGCCGATGCGGTCAAGGATCGACAGGTGCCGGCGATACCGGACGATGAGATCCAGTTGGTGACCGCCGGCGTCGACGTCCAGCAGGACTGCTTGTACTACGTCGTCCGCGGCTGGTGCGCGCTGTCGACCTCGTACCTGATCGACCACGGTCGGATCCTGGGCGCTACCGAATATGACGACGTGTGGTTGCATCTCGCGCGCGTGCTGGAGGGCACCTTCGCCGGCCGGGCGGTTACGATGGCGTTGATCGACTCGGGCTATGCCGCGGCGGCGGTCTACCAGCAATGTCGGCGTCGGCCGAGGTGGGCGCCCGCCCGCGGGCATCAGAGGCAGGCGCGGCCCTATCACGATTCTCTGGTGGACGAGACGGCCTCGGGGCGCGCGGTCAAGCGGCTCAAGCTGTGGAATCACTGCAACGACACCTGGAAGTCGTGGCTGTACGCGCGCCTGGCGTGGCCCATCGGCGAGCCCGGCGCCTGGTACGTGCCCGAGGGCATCGACGACGACTATTGCCAGCAGGTCACGAACGAGAAGTACCGCATCAGCCGCGGCAAGCGGGAGTGGTACCGGACTGGCACGCGGGCGAATCACTACCTGGACTGCGAACTGCTGGCCTCGATTGCGGCCGACATTCAGGGCGTGCGGCGGTTGCGGGTGGCGAAGCCCGCGCCGGTGGTCGTGCCGCCATCGGCGCCGAAACCGCCGCGGATGTCGCCCTCGTTGGAACGGCGCGGTTTGTAAAGAAGTAAAGGGCCACCCTAGTCAAATGGCGATGCCCTCGTAAAATCGTACTTGACGCGGGCAACGTGGATGTGACAATGCCCGCATGGCTGCACTGCTCCCCCCCGCACCGCTAACCCTCGCCTACGCCCAGGACCGGCTCGCCGACTGGCTGCGCGCCCTTGAGGCTGCCAGCACCGGCGCCTCGTACTCCATCGAAGGCCAGACCGTCACCCGGCAGGATGTGCCGACCATTCGCGCGGAGGTGCAGCGCTGGTCGAATACCGTCACGGCCATCACCCAGCGTCTGAACGGCACCGTGCGACCCATGGGCGCGACGGCCGCTTTTCCGGCGCCGCTCGGTGGCGGTGGGGGCGGCATCATCCCGGACGGCCTGTGGCGGGACTGGCGGACGTGAAGAAGCGCAAGCGCAAGGCGAGGAAGGCCGCGGCCCGCGCGTACGAGGCCGCACTCAACACGCCGCAGCGTCGGGTGCCGTACGGGGCGAATCAGTCGCAGGACGGCGCGGCCGATGGCGCCCTGTCGTCGGTGCGCGACTGGGGTCGCTACCTCGATGAGAATCACGACCTTGCGAGCGGCGTGCTCGATGAGCTCGTCAAGAACGTCGTCGGGACGGGCATCGTCACCATCCCGAAGCCGCTCAACGCGGACGGCAGCATCGACGAGGTGCTCGGCGTCGACCTGATGCGCGAGTTCGAGCGGTGGACGCGGGCATCCGATGTCACCGGCGAACTCTCGTGGTCCGACGCCCAGCGGCTCATCTGTCGCGCGTGGTTCCGCGATGGCGAGGAGTTCTTGCAACACGTCGGCGGCGTCAACAATTCATACCCGTTCCGGCCCGACGACGTGCCGTACCGCATCGAGCTCCTAGAGTCCGAGATGGTGCCGGTTGACCTCAGCAACGACGAGGGTTGGCGACAGGGTATTCGGCAAGATACGTGGCGTCGGCCGCTGGAGTACGCGGTTGCGAGGACGCATCCGAACGATACGCTCATCGGCGCATCCGGCCTGGGCGGCGTCGCCAGCCTAGATCCGGACAACTACAAGCGCGTGAACTCGGCGTTCATGACGCACATCAAGTTCGTCAAGCGCTGGCCCGCGACGCGCGGGATGTCCATTTTCTCGGATGTCATCTCGCGGTTGTACGACGTGAAGGATCTCGAGGAAAGCGAGCGCATCAAGAATCGCATCCTCGCCTCGTGGACGGCTGCGGTACAGCGCTCGCCGGACATTCCCGGGCTCGACGACAGCGACACCAGCGGCCAGCGCTACCTGGCGATGGCGGGCGGCACGGTGATCGACACGCTGGCGCCGGGCGAGACGATCGTCGGCGTCGGGCCGGAGTATCCCGTCGCCGGATTCCCGGAACACATTGCCGATCAGATCCGTCGCGTTGCATCGGGCACGGGCACGCGCTACTCGTCGATCAGCAAGCATTACGAAGGGTCGTACTCGGCGCTCCGCCAAGAGATGGTCGAGAGCGAGGGCGCCTACGCCATCCGCGAGGATGCGTTTGTCGGCAAGGTCGTGCGCACCGTCTACGAGCGCTGGGCACAGGCTGCGGTGCTCTCAGGGGCGGTCGCTGTGCCTGGCTACGATGGCACCGTGGACGCGACGTTGCGCCTGGCCAATGCCGAGTATCGCGGGCCGGTGACGCCGTGGATCGACCCGTTGAAGGAAGTGCAGGCCGATGCGTTGGCGGTCGAGAAGGGTTTCGCATCGATCGACCAGATCAGAATCAAGCGCGGCGCGCCGGCCGACATGATTGGCACGCCGGCGCCGGTAGCCGCGGCGCCGCCCCCCGCGAACGCCCCAGCGCAACTCAGCCTGATACAAGACGACGAGGCAGCAGCATGAGCAAGCCACACGTATCCATGATTCAGTACCGACGCGGCACGCTGACGGGCAAGCCCGAAGGGCGGCGCATGGCGGCCTCGCTGTCGAGCGAGGAGCCCGTCTCGCGGGTGTTCGGCGAGGAGGTGCTGCTGCACACGGCGGGCGCCGTGGACATGTCGCGGGCCTCGAACGGCCTGCCGCTGCTGCTCAATCACCGCGCCGATGGGTTGCCGATTGGCAGGGTCGAAGGGATCCACATCGGCAACGATATGCGGCTGCGCGGGGATCTGGTGTTCTCGGAAGCCACCGAGGAAGCGCGCTCTGCGTTCGCGCTGGTCGAGGAGGGCGTGCTGTCGGACGTGTCGATTTCCTACCGCGTCGACGAGTGGCAGCGCGGCGAGTCGAAAGATCGAATTGATGTCACCCGGTGGACGCCTCTAGAGGCTTCGCTGGTATCGGTGCCCGCTGATGGGAGCGTGGGTATCGGTCGTAATCTTGCTCCCGAATCGGAGGCTATCATGCCCGACGAGACTGTTACTCCGGAGGCGGATACCACCTCCGACATCATCGAGAAAATCCAGGCTCGCAGCACGGCCGGACATCGCGCCGGTGCGGTCGCCGAAGGTCGGCGACTGAACGACATCGCATCGCTTGCGCAGGGCCTCAGCCGTTCGCTGCCGGACCTGGCGCCGGACATCGAGGCGCTGGCCGATGTGGCACGCGAGGACATGAGCATCGGCGCCGACCGATTCCGGGCGCTGGCGCTGGAACTGGTCTCTGGATCGCCGCAGCCGCTCGCCATCGAGGCGCCTGCCATCGAGACGCGGGTCGCAACGCCGCGGCCGGGGAACACGCATCGAGGGCTGGTGCTGCCGGGCGGCGACGCCAAGGATCGCGCCTCGCGGGGCATGCAGCTCGCCATCCTCGAGCGTTGCGGCTCGGAACTCAAGCCGGAGGATATGGACGGCAACCAGTATCGCGGGTGGTCATTGCTGGACATCGCGCGCGAGTGCCTGGAGCTTCACGGCCAGAATACGCGCGGCTTGTCGAGCGAACAAATCGCCAGGCAGGCGATCGGGATGCGCGCCATCTCGCCGGGGACGGCCAACTACGAGACCTCGGACTTCCCGGCGGTCACCGAGAATGTCGTGACCAAGCGGGTGCACGACGCCTATGCGGCGGCGCCGGTGACGTGGAATCGGTGGTGCTCGACGACCCAGGTTCCTGACTTCAAGCAGTTCACCATCCCGCGCCTGTCGCAGATTTCCGATCTCCCGGTCGTCGCAGAGAATGCGGCCTACACGGATCTTACTCAGGTGGACGCGAAGGAAGCGGCGACGCTCGTCAAGCGTGGCGGCCTCATGTCCTTTACCTGGGAGGCGATCGTCAACGACGATCAGCGCATGTTCGCGCGCACGGCGGCGAGCATGGGCGAGAGCGCCGCGCGCACGATCGACAAGAACGTTTACGGGCTGCTGGTGCTGAACAAGGGCGTCGGCGTCGCTGGTCCCGTGATGGGCGATACGAATCAGCTCTTTGACGGCGCGAACCACGCCAACTTCGGTACCAATGCGCTGTTGCTCGACGGCATCGTCGCGACGCGCACGGCCATCGCGCGTCAGACCGACGACAATTCGATATCGCTCGGTATCGTGATGCGCTACGTCATCGTCCCGGAGGAGCTGCGCGACACGGCCGACAACCTTGCGGGGTCGGACTATTTGCCCTGGACGGAAGCCAGCCCGGGCGCGCAGCGGGTGAACACCGTGCAGTCGACTTTCACGGTGGTGCCGACGATCCATTTGGCGGACGCTACAGACTGGTATGGGGCGAGCGCCCCGGGCGGCACGATTGAAGTCGCGTTCCTCACTGGCAATCAGGCCCCGATGATTTTCAGGGACACCGGTTGGGACACGGATGCGCTGCACTTCAAGGTTCGGCATCCTTCCGTCGCCTACCCCATTGACTGGCGCGGAATGTACTGGAACGAAGTCGCCTGATGGACTTCCTCGCCGCTGCCACCGCGGAGGCGTCCTCGGTCCCGTCTGAGCTTTGGGAGACGGGCACGTGGACGCCTGCCGGTGGCGCGGCGAAGTTCGTCGCCGGCATATTCAATCGGGTGTCGGAGGTGTCCGACATCGGCGCCTACATCGAGGCGGACGGCGTGTCGGCGCGATTCAACGTCGCTACGTCGGTCGTGCCTGGCGTCGCGCTGTCGGACACGCTCGACGTTCGCGGCTACGCCTATCGCGTGGTAGGCATCGAGCCTACCGGGCGCGGGCGGACCGTGCTGGTTCTGGGGTTGTAGGCGCGTGGCCCACAACCGGACAGAGATTCGTGACGCGCTCGTGGGACTGCTGACGGCCACCGTGGCCAGCGCGACTGTCTACAGCGAGCGGCGCAATCGCATAGATTCGACTATGCGCCCGCTCGTGATCGTGTCGCTGGGTACGGACGACTCGGACGCCTCGCGGCGCGCCATGGGTCAGCCGGTGTACCAGGTAGAGCATGCGCAGGTGCTCACGGTCGAGATTCACACTGACGCCGCTGATGGGCAGGTTGCGGCCGAAGCAATTGACCAAATTCAGTTAGAAATCGAAGGCGCGTTAGCGTCCGACCTTACATTAGGCGGGCTGGTGGAGATCATCGAACCAGTCGGTTCCGAACTAGAGATGTTGACCGATCAAGACCGGGTGATTGCCGTGCGATCGTGTAACTACCTGCTGCCCTGGCGGGCGCCGTTCGGGACCCCAGACATTCCGGAGAATTGACAATGGCAGATCGGGCGGCGCTAGGCGTCATCGAATTCGGCGACACGCCGACAGCAGTGGGCGAGGTGCGGTCGTGGACCCAGCCGCAGGAAGCGACCGAGATCGACGTGACCGTGATGGGTACGGGTAACGCCGATTTCATCCCCGGCGCGATCCGGGCCTCGCTTGAGTGCGAGCTGTTCTTCGAGTTCGCCGATGCCGGGCAGGCATTGGCACTGGCGCAGCTCGGCAACAGCGTGCCGCAGGCCGTGAGCCTGTATCCGTTAGGCGTGGGGTCAACGCTGCCGGTGCTCTCTGGGAATGCGACCGTGATGTCGTACTCATCGCAGGGCGCGGCTGACGGGGCGGTCGAGCTGTCGATCACGTTCTCGGGCGACTCTGACGGGCTGGCGTGGACCGCGCAGGCGTAACGCCATGGCTGCGCGGCAGGAAGTAACGTTTGTTATATCGGCCCGGGACCGGACGCGGGCTGTTTTTCGTCGGATTCGCCGATCGTTTCGAGGCTTGCGGGTCGGAATTGCAAGTTTCATCGGGGGCGGCTTGTTCGCTGCCGCGACCCGTAGCGCGGTCAACTTCGCGACTAGCATTGAGGGCGCGTCGGCCCGGTTAGATGTCGCGACCGATACGCTGCAAGGGCTCAAGATCCTAGCCGAAGATCTGAACATACCGTTTGAGACGCTTCAAGGCGTGATCCAGCGCATTAGCC